ACTTGTTTCTGAAGACACTAAAGTTTTGGAAGATAAGTTTGAAGTTATTCGTGAAAGTGCGATTTCTAAACTTCAAACATTATTAGAAAAAGAAGAAGAAAATGAAATTAAAACAAGAATTTCTGAAACAATTAATAAATTAAAAGACGAAAAGTTTGACCAAATGAATTTTTTAAGATTAAAAAATCTTGAATCATCAATCTAAATTATCTTTTTTACTTTGAATATATTTTGCCTTTAAAATCTGTGCTCTTTTAAGTACAGATTTTTTTGTATACTCTTTTCTCAGATTTAATTTTTGGTTTTGTTTTGTCTTAATGACTTTGGACTTAAGAGTCTTTAAAGCTCTTTCAATATTATCCCCACTATTAATTTTTACTATTATCATATAATATACAAATATCTTGTTGTTTTAAAAAAATTTTGACAATTTGAGATATATGTCTTATTTTTTTGTAGAACATAAACACATATAATAATGAAAATTAATGAAAAAGGGAAAAAGTGTAAAGTTAAATTTATACAATCCAATTAAATCCGTCTACGGTACAGTAGATTCTAAAAATCTAAAATCTGTTTACATAAACATACAATCATGGGTAACCCCAAAAGAAGATTATGATAATTGGAACCGAATTGTTTCTAATTTAGGAAGAGAAATAAAACATTCTGTCTATGACTCAATAAACACTAAATTATTTCAAGATAAAAGTATTGTGGATTTAGACCTTAGAACTAGTGGAATATCTCACGGAAAAAAATCTTTTTTTAATTTAGAAATCAACCTATACACAAACTCTGAATTATATTTTAAATCAATTGAAATTAAAGATTCAATTAAAATAATTGTAAAATCAGTATTCAGAAACAACATACTACAAAACAAATATTTTGATTTTTCAACATCAAAAAAAACTAATGAATAATAAACTATTGATTACCGCATATTTATCATAAAAGATTAAATGAAAAAGTTAAGAATATTAGAGGCAAGTGAGACTGGTCACGGAATTTTAATTGAAACAGATGCGGGTTGGGTTTCCCCTAAAGAGAAACACAATGAGATTGTTTTGAAAGAAGCTAAAGAAATGGATTATAGAAACCCATTTGAATTTTATGCAGTACTACAAAAATATGATACACCAAACAGAAATGGTAGGTCATACCCTGAAAGAATCCTTAAAAGAGAAGCAGATAACTACAAACAAACAATTGCTAAAGGGTTATCAACTTCTGAATTAAATCACCCTGAATCATCTCTTATTGATTTAGATAGAGTAGCCCACATCATTACTGATATATGGTGGGATAAAAATATTTTAATGGGTAAGTTAAAATTATTAACTTCACCAGGGTTTCACGAAAGAGGGATTGTTTCAACTAAAGGAGACCAAGCAGCAAACTTAATGAGACAAGGAGTTACTTTAGGGATTTCATCTCGTGGGGTTGGTTCACTTAAAAAAGTTGGGGAAAGAAATGAAGTACAAGATGATTTTGAATTAATCTGTTTTGACTTAGTGTCATCTCCATCAACACCAGGAGCTTACTTATTTTCAAATGCTGAAGATAGAGATAAGTACGAAGAAAATTTAGACGAAGAAAAAAAATACAAACAAAATAATGGAGTTGTTGAAAAAGAAGTTGACTTAATGAGAAAATTAAACGATTTTTTAGGAAAATAAAAAAACACAAACATGGAAGAAAAGTATTTTGTTGCAAAAATTCAGTATGATTTACCTGATGAGAATACAGGTAAGATTAGAAAAATCAGAGAAGAGAAGTTAGTTAAAGGTTATTCTGTAACAGATGTTGAGGCAAAAGTTACAAAAAAATATGAGGGGTTTACTCATGAGTGGAGAATAACGGCAGTATCGGAAAGTAAAATTGACGAAGTTATTGAGTAATTAATTAACAATTTAAAAAATAAAAAAGTGGTCTTAGGGCCACTTTTTTTGTTTAGGTAATATTTATGTAATAAAATAAACTTTGTTTACAATATGGTCAAATTGAATTTTTATCATATTGGAACTATTTATAAGTTATAAATAATTAATTTTTCATGCAAGAAAATAACAAATTAGTACAAGAGGCACTTATTCAAATGAGACAAGTTGAAGAAGCGATAGCCGAAAATGCAAAAGGAATACTTGCTTCAACTATGAAGGAAGAAATCAATCAGTTAGTAAAAGAATCTTTATCTGAACAAGATGATGATGAGGTTGAATTAGATGTTGATATGGATGACGACGACATGGAAGATGTTGACGTTGACATTGATACTGATTATGAAGATGATGACGTAGACATGGATTTTGACATGGATACTGATTCTGAAGAAAGTCCGATAGACTTAACTGACGCTTCTGACGAAGAAATTCTTAAGGTGTTTAAAGCAATGGGTGAAGAAGATGGCATCATAGTAAAAAAAGATGGTAACGATATTCACTTAACTGACAATGACTCTGATGAAGAATATCTAGTTAAGCTTGGTGAATCTGAAGAAGAATATTACGAAGATATGGATGGAGATATGGATGAAGAACACGATGTTGATACAGAAGATGTAATTAACGCAATCTTTTCTAAAGACGGTGACGCTTCAGATATTGAAGTAGACCAAGACGACGAAGAAGTTATGTACGAAATCGAATTTGAAGAGGATGACGATATGTTAGACGAAGAGGATGACGATATGTTAGACGAAGAGGATGACGATATGTTAGACGAAGAGGATGACGATATGTTAGACGAAGAGGATGACGATATGTTAGACGAAGAGGATGACGATATGTTAGACGAAGAAGACGAAGACGAAGATTTGGGCGAATCTTACAACCGAAGAAAAACTGTTAGAGAAGCAAAATCAACAATTAAACCTAAAGGTGTTGGAATTGGCTCAGGACCTAAATTCACTTACAAAGATAAAGCTGCGGGTGGATTTAAAGAGGACAAAAAACAAGGTCCTAAATCAGTGGGTACTGGTAAAGCAAAATTTGAATACAAAGCGGGAGCAAATATGGAAGGAAAATCCAAAGTTGTTAAGGCAGAAACAAAAGAAGGTCAAGGATACAAAGACAAAGAAGATGAAAGGTTAGCAATGAAACATGGTAAAATTGCTTCAAAAGACCTTAAAACGACTAAAGCTCGTAGAGATGACGCAGGTTTTGAAAAGAGAGAAACTAAAGAAGCTGCTAGAACTTATGGAATGGGTTCCAAAGAAGGTAGAGGACTTAGAAAAGGTATTACTAATAACAGAAATTATGTTTATGGTAATAGTGGAGTAAAAGTAGAATCTACTCAACAAGAAGTTAATATGTTGAGAGAGAAAAATGAAGAATACAGAAAAGCGTTAAATATTTTCAGAGAAAAACTTAACGAAGTTGCAATCTTCAATTCAAACTTAGCGTATGCGACTAGATTGTTCACTGAACATTCGACTACTAAAAAAGAGAAAATAAATATCTTAAGAAGATTTGACGATGTTGAAACTTTAAAAGAATCTAAAAATCTTTATCAGTCAATTAAAGGTGAGTTATCTAAACCAGATACAAAATCAATTAATGAATCAGTAGAAACAAGATTAACAAAACAAGTTTCTTCAGGTTCATCATCTACACTAATTGAATCTAAAACTTACGAAAATCCTCAATTCATGAGAATGAAGGATTTGATGAGTAAATTAGGGTAAAAAAATAAAAATAAATAAAATTAATAAAAACCAAAAAAATGGGAGCATTATTAGAATCAGGTCTAGTTGGTAACATCGGGTTAAAACACCTTAAAGTTATCAAAGAAGACACAATCAACAAATGGGACAAATTAGGATTCTTAGAGGGTCTTAAAGGTCACATGAGAGAAAACGTAGCACAACTTTACGAAAACCAAGCATCGTATTTAATTAACGAAGCATCATCTACATCTGATACAGGTGCATTTGAAACTGTGGTTTTCCCAATCGTTAGAAGAGTATTCTCTAAACTTTTGTCAAATGACATCGTTTCAGTACAAGCTATGAACTTACCAATCGGTAAATTATTCTACTTCGTACCAAATATTCAAGCATACACTGATGAATCAAACGCAAACACAGGTATCCACTACGCACCGTATGGTTCACCAAACGCGTCTGACGCACAAACACCAAACAGTGGTTATGACTATAACAACACTAAAGACCTTTATGATAGATTCTACGAAGGTAATGAACCAGCTTTAGACCCACCAGGTTTATTTGACTATTCAAAAGGACAATTTTCTGCAATCACAGCTACGGTTACTACTGTATCATGGTTAGCGGACCAATTAGTTCCTTCAGGTTATAGTGAAGATAACTATAGAAAAGTTCTTATTGTAATGTCAGGTTTTGCATCTGATGGAGCAGGTAAATTAATCGGTCCTGACGGTCAACCGATGGATAACGAAGCGTTCTTATCTGATTTAACAGTTTATGGTGTTGCGGGTAACCCTACAACAGCAGCAAATGTTAATAACCCTTACTTATTTAGAGTTGTAACTCAAAGATATGGTAAAGGTATTGTTCAATATGGTAACAATAACTCAACTTTAGTATTCCCTAACAGTAAAACTGATGGTGGTCAATATGACAACTTATGTGATGCTCAAGGTAAAATTTACTTAGAGGTTGATTTACAAGTACCGGTTTGTATCACTTGTGGTGGTTCAATGGACGGTTATACAGGTTCAACTTTCTCATCTACAACAGCTTTAGATAGTGCGTTCACTGCTAAATATAGAATCTACAAAAACTTAGAGTTTGAAGATAGAATCGGTGAGGTATCTTTCGACCTTATGTCAGTTACAGTTTCTGTAACAGAAAGAAAATTAAGAGCACAATGGTCTCCAGAAATGGCACAAGACGTTGCGGCATTCCACAACATTGATGCTGAAGCTGAATTAACGGCTTTATTATCTGAACAAGTTGCAGCTGAAATCGACCGTGAAATCTTAAGAGATTTACGTAAAGGTGCAGCATGGAACTTACGTTGGGATTACAATGGTTGGAAACGTTTAGGTTCTTCTGCAGTTCCTTATACTCAAAAAGACTGGAACCAAACGCTTATCACAGCGATTAACCAAATCTCAGCTCAAATCCACAAATCTACATTAAGAGGTGGAGCTAACTGGATTGTTGTTTCTTCTGAAATCTCAGCTATCTTTGACGATTTAGAATACTTCCACGTATCAAACGCTTCTCCTGAGCAAGACCAATACAACATGGGTATTGAAAGAGTAGGTACTTTAGCAGGTCGTTACCAAGTGTACAGAGACCCTTATTTCCCACCAAACCAAGTGTTATTGGGTCACAAAGGAACATCATTGTTAGACACAGGTTACATCTACGCACCGTACGTACCTTTACAATTAACTCCAACAATGTATAACCCATTCAACTTCACACCAATCAAAGGTATCATGACTAGATACGCTAAGAAAATGGTAAACAACCGTTTCTACGGTAGAATTACAGTTGATGGTGTAAGAACATTTGACTTAAGAGAGTTGAGATAATCAATATCTTATTTAACAATAAAAGGGTTCCTAATGGAACCCTTTTTTTTATTATAGAGTATTTATAATAAAATAGTAAAATGATTAAACAAAATTGGAATATAGATACGAAAGAAGTTAAAAGAATATTGATGATGCATGAGAGTGCAACAAAAAATTTATATTTAATAAAAGAACAAAACACTTCTGCAGTTCAATCTTCAACAAATCCCGATGAAATAACCCTCGAAGGAAAAAGTTTTTTCTCAAATGGAAAATGGAAATCTTTATCACCTGAAGGTAAAGAAGAATTAGATGGTCAATTAGCAAATGCTGCAAAATTTTTAACATCAAAAAAAGGTAGAGTTGTTTATGTAAAAATTATTGCCGGAGAATCTCAGGTAACTAATACTGATAATGAAAACCCTGCACGCCCAAAAGTTGACCCTGGATATCTTTCAGAAAAAAGAGCAACAACAATGAAAGAATATTTGACCAAATATTTTGATAACTTAGTAAGTCAAGGTATTATTTCAAATAAACCAATATTTGAGGCACCTGAAGTTATTATTGGTTCAGAGAAATACACTAAAGGAATTGATAATCCTAACGACGAAAAATATAAACCTGAAAGATTTGTTAAAGTAGAATTAAAATTAAAATCTCCTGCAGAATGTGTTGTTGGTTTAACTGTAGAGGTTATGTATAACTCAGTTGAAAACACAAGGTTTCCATGTAGAGGTGACCATAGATGTAATGAAGCTGAATTTGCGATTAAATTAAATGGTGTTGAAATTGGTATTGCTAATTTAAATAATGAATATGATGGAAAGAGTAAGACCAGCGGACCAATTGTTGTAACAGATGAACAAGCAAAACAAATTATAGGTGACAAAAGTAAAGATATTATAATTAGTTTACAATGTTTGTCAGGAAATAAATGCCATTCAAGTTCTCCTGAAGTTAAAATCAGTAAAGGAAATTCTATTATTTATTGGGGATGTTCTCCATCATTAACAGAATTTGGAGACACGGCTGATAAAATTATTTTAGTTTTAGACAACTGTGGTAATTTGAAGAAAAAAGGGACTGAAACCGAAAATACAGGTGATGAAAAAACCCCGATTAATGTTAAACCTACAGGTAAAGTATTAGAATTCCCTATTGGGGTCACAACAGATATGGTGGAAAGAGTTAAATTTTTATCCGATAATAAATTTATAAAATCTACACCTGAAAAAGATGGTAGTTATTTGGTAATTCATAATAGATTTGGTAATAATCATGGTGTTAGTCTTGGAGATAGGGTTAAATTAGTTAAAAAACCACTTATCAGGTTTATTAAATGCCCTATAAATGAAACACCTGAATCTCTTGGTAAATCATTAATGGCTAGTAAAACAATAACACCAGTT